GGTGGGCGCGCCGTCGCGCCACATCACGCAATCGTTCTGCGTGAGATCGTAACAAACGAGCCGATCCTGCAGATCTGCGAGGCTGGCGCCGAGATCGGCGACGATGTTCGCGAGGCGAAAATGCACCGTGCGCGTCTCATCCTCGGCACTGATCACGAGCACGCGCACGGGCTCGAGCGTGTCGCCGAGGAAGCGCTGCCCGAGCGCGAGGCTGGCCGCGAGCTGCAGCGACAGGTTCGACTTGCCGACACCGCCGTTCGCGCTGAGCAGCGTCGTCGTGCGCGCCGGCAGCCAACCCGACCAAAGGAAGTTGGCCGGCTCGATGGCTGTTTGCGCGAGGCTGCCCCAGTCAATCGGCGCGGGCTCTGTGGCCGCCTCTGGCGCCGTCTGAGGGGCGCCGAGGTTGATGGTCACCGAGCCCAGGGGCGCCGGGCGGAACTGCTCAGCGCCTGCGACCATGCGCGGGATCTCGGCGTATCGCGACTGCCACCGCTCGGTGCGATCCTCCGCGGATTCCATGAGCCCGCGCAGGTGGTTGACGACGGCGCCGCCGCCCGCGCCCGAGGCGACGAGCTTGGCGGAGAGCTTCATCAGCGGGTCGTGATACGACTCCCCGCTCAGTATGCGTCGAATGAGCTCGGCGTTCTCTGCATCGCCCGGCGTGTCTGTAACGCGTTGCGTTACACGCGACGCGCGGCTGCGCACGACGTCGAGATCGAGCCCGAAGAGGCCGAGCGCGTCCTCGAGCGAGTAGCGCACTTCAGGGTTCCAGGTGACGAGCTGCACGGGCGTATCGCGCCCGCCTTTGCCGTTGGTGCCCTGCGGCAGGCGGCAGTAGCGCACGGCGTTGTTGCCCGACTTGTCTGCCTTGACGAGGTTCGCGTCGGCCATCGCCTGCATCACGCTGTCGATCAGCGCGACGTTGCGCACGTCGGGATCTTCCTGGTCGAGGAGCACTCCGATCTGGTGATTGCCAGGCGAGGTCTCGATGACGTAGCTCGGCGTGCCGTTCAGTTCGTTCGGGTCGGCGTCGTCCGCGACGAGTACCGCGAGCGCGTGGAATGCGCTCTTGCTCCGCCGCGGTCGATCGCCGAGCTGCAGCAGCGCGACGCTGAAGTAGTTGTTGTGCGCGCTGCGCTTGTCGAGCATCAGCTGCTGGTTCGCGGTGCCAAGGTAGAGCTGCCCCGCCCACGCGTCGCCTGCAACTGAGTTCGGGTCGCCCGCGAAGCAGGCGATCCAGCCATGCTGCGATGCGCCGAACGTCGAGCCGTAAACGGACTCGAGAAAAGTCGAGTTAGAAATCATGCCGCCCCCGCGGTAAATCAGAGCAGCGTCAGGTCGCGCAGTCCGAGCTTGATGCGTTCCTTCTTGGCGTGAGTAATGATCGCCGGCCAGTGACGCTGCGGGACGCTCCCGCCCGTGCCGCGCCGATCGGTCGACATCATCCAACGTGATATCGCGGACGGTGACAATTGCAGGATGCGCGCCGTGGCACGCACCCCGCCAAGCTTCGCGACGACCTCGCGAGCAGGAGAGAGTTGCTCAGACATTTATTGCTCTTCTGGGTTAGGTTGCAGAGTGTTGAGAAATATGCAATTCTTGATGTGGATTTGTCAACACTGTTACGCAAACGAGGCAAACATGAACGCGCAAACGATCAACACGAAATGGTTTCGCGACCGGCTCGCCGAGCGAGACATGTCGCTGCGCCGGTGCTACGGATTCGCCCGGTTTGACCGGGCTTTTGTGACAGGTGTTGCGATTTCCTCATTTCAATGATAGCGTCCCAATTCCCCACCACGGAGCCAACAACAATGACTATTGAAGAGCTGAGTGCCGCGTGGCTCGCGGCACGCCAGGCGGAGGCAGACGCCAACGCCCGGCGCGTCGAGATCGAGCAGCAGATCCTGCAACTGATACCGGCGCGCGAAGAAGGCGCGATGTCGACCGAACTGCCGAACGGCTGGAAGGTGCGCACCGCGGGCAAGATGATTTACTCGGGCGACATCGACCGGCTGCTGGAGCTCACGAAGGCGTGGCCGGAGAAGCCCGTCAAGTCGAAGCTCGAGCTCGACACGTCGATGCTGCGCGCGATCCGCTCGGATCGTCCCGACCTCTGGCGCGCGATTGCGCCAGCCATTACCGTCAAGCCGGCCAAGGTCGGCGTGAACGTGGAGGTGCCCGGTGGCGTTTAATTTGACATCAATTCGCCGAAATACAGCGCTTGCCGCCCCGCGCGTGCTTGTCTACGGTGTCGAAGGAATTGGCAAGTCGACGTTCGCCGCTGGCGCGCCCTCACCCGTGTTCATCCAGACCGAGGATGGACTCGGCGCGCTGCAAGTGGACCATTTTCCAATTGCGACGCGCGTCTCAGATGTCTTGGACGCGATCGGGTCACTATTTTCGGACGACCACGAGTTCAAGACAGTCGTGATCGACTCGCTCGACTGGCTCGAGACGCTGATCTGGCGTGACATTGAAGCCAAGTACGACGCGAAAGATTTGGCGTATGGGAAGGGGGCAATGATAGCCGCGGACAAGTGGCGCGAGATCCTTGACGGTCTCACGGCGCTACGCAATGAGCGAGGCATGGCCGTCGTGCTGATCGCTCACACAGAGATCAAGCGATTCGATTCGCCAGAGACCGAGCCCTACGATCGCTACCAGCCGAAGCTGCAGGCGCGATCGAGCGCGCTCGTGCGCGAGTGGTGCGACGCGGTGTTCTTCGCGAACTACAAGACGATCGTCAAGAAGGACGACGTCGGGTTCAACAAGACGGTCGCGCGCGGCATCAGCACGGGAGAGCGGATGCTGTTCACGAGCGAGCGCCCGGCGTACATGGCGAAAAACAGGTACAGCCTGCCCGAGAGCATTCCGCTCTCGTGGGAGGCATTTGAAAAAGCAATCACGCAATAGGAGCAAACGACGATGCCTTCATTCCAATTTGATGCCGCCACCCACGTCGCGCCGCCGGCGCCGAGCCGCGACCCGCTGCCGCGCGGGATGTACCAGGTGATGGTGATCGGCTCGGACATCAAGAAAACGCAGGCCGGCACCGGTCACTTCATCGAGCTGACGCTGCAGGTCGTCGACGGTGAGTACACCGGCCGCCGTGTGTGGGATCGGCTCAACGTGAGCAACCCCAACAAGACCGCCGAGGAGATCGCCAAGCGCGCGCTGCAGGAGCTCTGCCTCGCCGTCAACGTGACCAACCTCACCGACACTGAGCAGCTGCACGACAAGCCCGTGCTCGCCGAGATCGACGTCGACCGCAAAGACCCCTCGCGCAATCGCGTGATGGGCTACGCGGCGCTTTCAGCTGCCGCCCCATCTGCCCCGGCTGCTCGGCCGGCCGTTGCGCCCTCCCCCAGCGCTCGGCCGGCTGGGCGGCCGTGGGAGAAGAAGTGACCTATGGCGCAGATGCCTGCAAGTCAGCACTCGACAGCGAGCGCCGTGCTGCAGTGGCGCGCCAAGCAAACGCAGGACACGCGTGAGCACCTTGGCGCGTCGCTGATCGGGCACGCTTGCGATCGGCACATCTGGTACTCGTTCCGGTGGGCGGCAACGCCCACCTGGGACGGGCGGATGCTGCGCCTGTTCGACCGCGGTAAGCGCGAGGAGGCGGTCGTCGCCGAGGAGCTGCGCGGTATTGGCGTCGAGCTGCACACCACGGAGAACGGCAAGCAGATTGAGTGCCGCGACGAGGGTGGACACTTCGGCGGCTCTGTCGACGGCATTGGTCGCGGCTTCCCGGAGGCGCCCAAGACCTGGGCGATCCTCGAGGTGAAAACGCACAGCGCGAAGAGCTTCAGCGACCTGAAGAAGAACGGCGTCGGCGAGAGCAAGCCCGCGCACTACGCGCAGATGCAGTCCTACATGGGACTGCTCGGCGTCGAGCGCGCGCTGTACTTTGCGGTGAACAAAGACAACGACGAGATCTATACCGAGTGGGTGCATTTTGACGAGGACGCATTCAAGGCGATGCAGGCCCGCGCGCGGCGCATCATCGACGCGGGCGAGCCGCCGGCAAAGCTCTCGGAAGATCCTGCGAACTGGCAGTGCAAGGGCTGCAACTTTTTCGACCTGTGCCACGCGCAGAGGGTCGCTGAGGTCAGCTGCAGAACGTGTTGCCACGCCACGGCTGGTGAGAATGGCGCTTGGCGGTGCGCGATGCACAACAAGGCGCTCGACAAGGCGGCGCAGCGCACCGCGTGCGAGTCGCATCTCTTCATCCCGCCGCTGGTGCCGTTTGGCACGCCGGTCGACGGTGGCGAGAATCACGTCGAGTACGAGCACCGTGAAACCGGCAAGCGCTTCATCAA